GTATTGGCGTTGCCTCTCGCAAAGATCACAAGCTATATCAATCCTGCCACATTTTACACAAGCAGGGTCGATATTTCATTGTTCACTTCAAAGAACTCTTTGCGCTGGATGGCAAACCCTCTGACTTCAACGAGAATGAAGCAGACATTGCTAGACGTAACACTATTGCTAATCTATTAGAGCAATGGGATCTGGTTACTCTAGTCGATTCAACAAAGACAGCAGAGCCTGTAGCACCGTTGAATCAAATCAAAATTCTACCCTATAAAGAAAAGAACGATTGGGAACTTGTAGCAAAATATAGCATTGGAAGGAAAAAGTAATGTATGGTGATGTAACTGGTGAAGATAAAGCAACTGAATATCGCACACGTTCTATGCTCTTAGAAGCAAGCGAGGCACACTTCAACGCACATATTCAGAAGCATCGTGCAAATATCGAAGTGCTTCTGCGTCACACTGTCGGTCTTGCCGAGCATCCTGATATCATGGATACAATTGAGAAGGAGTTGGAGATCAAGGCTGAGTATGACGATAAATTGGAAATGTTGAAAAAATATTTCTAAAAGTACTTGACATTTGCTTTCAGATGTATTATATTATATAAGAATGATTATGAAACTGTAAAGGAACTTAAAATGAATAACTATATGAAAACACTTGCTATCGCTGGTATTGCCCTATCATTGGGTGCCTGTCAGGCAACCACCATGGGTAAGATGGGTGGTGGTATTCTTGGTGCTGGATTGGGTGCTCTTGGTGGCAGTCAATTTGGTAAAGGTCAAGGCAAGACTATCGCAACTGCTGCTGGTGCTTTGTTAGGTGCTGGTGGTGGTGCTTTTGTTGGTAACTCACTAGCAATGCCTTATGAGAACCGCACAGCTATCAACGGCAACACTATGCGTATTGGTCGTAACGGTCAACGGATTACCGAAAATGGTTATCGAATTGACCAGAACGGTCAGCGGATTGATGATGCTCAAGTCAGCAGTCACAACTACGATGGCACACCAGTTATTATGAATAACAATGGTGGTGGGGCTATTCCGTCACAGACACAGAATCGACCAGTTGGTTCTGGTTCACCATCTACGAGTAACTATGGTTGTACTGTTCGTAACAACTATGTTATTTGCAACTCTAACTAACTTTGCTATGCGTTGATTGCATACCTGGGTTAGAAAAATAGCGAAACAATATTTCGTTATTCTAGTCTAAATAATAGTGAGCAAAGAGCGTTTCTTTGCTCATTTTTATGACACGCCTAATGGGTGTCAGATATACTTAACCTTGCTTAACAGGAGGAACAAGCAATGACTAAACATTTTTTCAACATCACAGATTTCCCTATGTTTGTCGGTCTAGATCGGGTCTACGATCAGATGCTGAAGCATTCAGAAGAATTGGGTAAAACTGTGCCTAACTTCCCACCCTATAACATTCGAAAGGTAGACGAAAACAAATACACCGTGGAGATCGCTGTTGCTGGATTTTCAAAGTCTGACATCGAAATCGAAATCGATGGAGACACCCTAAAGATTACTGGTAATTCAAAAGACGATGCCGATAATCTTCTTTATAAAGGTATTGCGAACCGAGGGTTCACTCGGACGTTTAACCTTGCTGATACTATTGAAGTGCAGGATGCCTCACTCGTAAACGGAATGTTAAAAGTTTTCCTAGAGAACATTATTCCTGAGAACAAAAAGCCACGCAAGATGGACATCAAGGAGGAACAAGATGGAACTGATCAAGCAGATCATTAACTATTTCACTTCACCTGCAACGAGCAAGTATCTAGAAGATTCGGTTGACCACGCAGACCTAGACCATAAAATCAAGGAGATGCGTCGTATCCAAAACTATAGAGTCAACATTGCTTTAACGAAAGGATACCTATAATGGATTACCTATCACAATCACCAGACAGCATTTTCTTTATGGGTGTGTTTGGAATGTTTTTTGGGCTAACTGCTATTTCAGTATTAGCACATAAATTTTTTCATTGACACCTACCATAGAATATAGTAGTATAGGGGAGTGGGCAACTGCTCCCCTTTTGCTTTGGAGGCAATTATTTTTTATTATACAAACGTGGACAGACTCGGCAACAACATCATGTTCCGAGGTTACAAAGACGGCAAGCGAGTCGAGAAGAAGATTCGGTATGAACCTACCTTTCATGTGACAGGTAAGGGCAACGAGACTTGGAAAGCACTAGATGGTACACCTGTCGCTGAGATGAAACCTGGGACTATGCGTGACTGCAAAGACTTCCTGGAGAAGTATGATGGTGTGCAGGGGTTCAATGTCTATGGCACAACCAACTATGTACACCAGTTCATCAGTGAGATGTTTCCTAAGAATATCAAGTATGACCGTACCAAGATGAATATCTGTACGATTGATATTGAGGTTGCATCCGAAGATGGATTCCCAGAACCAGCAGAAGCTAAGTACGAAATCATCACCATCACAATCAAGAATAACAACAGTGGTCAGTATCATACCTGGGGTCTGTATGAGTTTGACTCCGACAAGTGTGAGCAGTCTGTGCTGTATCGCCAGTGCAAAGATGAACGGACCATGCTGCTTGACTTTCTTGAATACTGGAGTGATCATACACCTGATATCATCACTGGTTGGTATTCAGACTTCTTTGATATCCCCTATATCGTCAATCGTGTTGCTCGTATCTTTGGTGATGAGATGGTCCAGAGTCTGTCGCCATGGCGCAAGGTAGACCAAGACAACAAGATGATTGCTGGTCGTCAACAGATCGGTTATCGTATCATGGGTGTCACTCAGCTTGACTACATCGACCTGTTTCGTAAGTTTACATTGAATACTCTGGGTCAGCAGGAATCTTACAAACTAGACCATATTGCTAATGTGGTGCTTGGCGAGAAGAAACTAGACTACAGTGAGTATGGTTCGCTTCATATGCTATACAAGCATGACTATCAGAAGTTCGTCGAGTATAACATCAAAGACGTGGAGTTGGTTGACCGTATCGAAGACAAGTTGGGTCTGATTGACTTGGTTCTGACCATGGCATATCGTGCGAAGTGTACACTGAAGGATACACTTGGCACTGTCGGTATCTGGGATGCCATTCTCTACAACGAATTCAAGAAGCGTAAGATTGTTGTGCCACAAAAGCGTATGTCTGATTACAATACGATTGAAGGTGGTCACGTCAAAGATCCACAGGTGGGCAGTCACGAGTGGGTTGTGTCATTCGACTTGAACAGTCTATATCCACATATCATCATGCAGTATAACATGAGCCCTGAAACTGTGGTAAATGACATTCGGTCAGGCACAACGATTGATGAGTTGCTTGACCTTTGTTCTCAAAAGAAAGATGCAGACATTCCAGACGATATGTGTCTGACTGCCACTGGTCAGTTGTTTCGTAGTGATGTTGAGGGTATCATCCCACAGATCATTCAAGAGTATTACGATGAGCGTGTGACTATCAAGAAGCAGATGCTGGATGCAAAGCAGCGGTATGAGAAGGACAAGTCCAAAGCGATTGAGCGTGAGATATCGTTGCTTGACAACAACCAGATGGCTATCAAGATTGCTATGAACTCTTTCTATGGTGCACTTGCCAACAAATACTTCCGCTACTTCGATGCTCGTGTTGCTGAAGCAATCACGGTGTCTGGTCAGTTTACTATTCGTTGGGCAGAGAAGATTCTGAATGAGTATCTAAACAAGATGCTGAAGACTGACATGGACTATGTGATTGCGATTGATACTGACTCTGTGTATCTCAATCTAAGTCCTCTGGTCAAGAGTGTGATGGGTGATGAGACTGATAAGGAGAAGATCGTCAATTTCCTCGACAAAGCAGGTTCACATATCGAGAAGCACCTTGACGCTGGTTACACACAACTTGCATCGTTCATGCAAGCACCACGTCAGAAGATGGTTATGGCACGAGAGATTATTGCAGACAAGGCTGTGTGGACTGCCAAGAAGCGATACATCGCACACGTCTGGGATAGTGAGGGTGTTCGGTTTGCTGAACCAAAGATGAAGGTTACAGGTATTGAAGCAGTGCGGTCATCTACTCCACAAGTCTGCCGTGATCTGATTATGGATACCATCAAGAAGATTGTGACCTGCACTGAGACTGAGGTGCAGCAGCATATCGAAGACTTGCGAGTGGAGTATATGAAGTTACCAGCAGAAGACATTGCGTTCCCTCGTGGCGTGTCTGAGATGGAGAAGTGGACTGACGCTTCGTCGTTATATAAGAAGGGTACACCCATCCATGTTCGTGCTGCGTTGCTGTATAACAAAAGTTTGAATGACAACAAACTTGGTAGTCGGTATGAGCGCATTCAGTCGGGTAACAAGATGAAGTTTCTGTACATGACGATGCCTAACCCGATACAGGAAAACGTCTTTGGCTTCGTGAATGTCCTGCCAAAAGAACTTGACTTGGAGCAATACATAGACTATAATAAACAATTCGAGAAAAGTTTCCTTGATCCTATCCAAGTTATTCTGGATGCGATGGGTTGGAATGCTGAGAAACAAAATAACTTGGAGGACTTCTTCGGATGAAGACAGCAATTTTGATACCTGCTCGTATTGAGAGCAGAAGATTTCCACGCAAGATGCTATCGATGTTGGGTGACGAAACACTTATTCAGCGTGTCTACCGTAAGTGTGAAGAGACAGGATTCCCTACATTCGTATTGACAGACTCGCTAGAGATTGTTGACCATATGCCTAAAGCCAAAGCATTTCTCACAGAGGATGCTGAGAATGGCACTGACCGTTGCTGCTGGTATGTCAACAATGTGTTTCAGTCTTATGATCGTATCATCAACGTACAGGGTGATATGCCAGACATTACACCTGAGATTATCAATAAGGTGCATGACCAGTTGATTCGTGGCGCACAGGTAGCAACGGTGTATGCTAAGATGCCAAAAGAGAAACGTGAAGTGCCTAGTGTCGTTAAGGTTATCCACAATGGCAACAAAGCACGTTGGTTTGGTCGTGGATTCACTCGGTATGGTGACCACCACTTAGGCATCTATGGATATACCGCAGATGCATTATCACAGTATCGTAAACTAACCAAGTATCCAGAAGAGAATATTGAAAAACTGGAGCAGCTACGGTGGTTGCAGAACGATATCGACATCTCTATGGACGAGGTATCGTTTGATGGTATTGAGATAAATACACCACACGATTATTTGTCATGGAAAAACAGCAACGGTATGAAAGATGGCGATCAGTAAAAAAAGACAGATTGAGATTACTGCTGAGATTGCAAAACTGACTTCTTTGAATGGTGACTTTGATATTGAACCATTTTCCCGTAAGACAGGGACAATGGGTTATCGGTTGACACGAGAAGAAGGTGAGTATGGTAAACCCACATTCGCTGGGTTTTTTACCATTTTCGTTCATTTCAATGGGCAGTGGGTCCGTGCTTATTTTGATTACGCACCCAATATATCTAACAAAGTTCTTACCTATGTGAAAGAAATTTATGATAAGAACGGCACTAAAGTGCATGAACCAGGGCGACGTCATCGTATGCTGTTCGGTGACAATGTAAAAATGAAGTTGGTCTTTGCTGAGTTGACTGATGAATTGCGAGCAAAGATCAAGCGCAGCCGTGCGACCTACAAAGATCTGGACTCATTCAAGAGCGGTAAACTACAGACGCTGTTTAACGATGAAGCAGTTGAGTCCAGCAATACATTCAATCTGCTGATGAAATCTAAGATTCTTGACCGTCGTAAGTTTGAGGAAAAGCGTGACCCTAAGAAAAAACAAAAGATTGTTCAGAAGGGTTGGCGTGGTAAAGCAGAGTTAAAAACAAACAAAAATATCAAACCTAAAACCACTGTCAAATCAGAAGTGACTGCTGTTGCTGGTGGTTTCAAAAATCGGAATAGGAGTTAGCAACACATGAGTAATTGGGTAGATGACTTTGGATTTACGGCAGTAGATGAGGATACCTATCGTCGTAAAGTCATTGAGCAAGAAGAGGTGGCACAAGCTGACAAACCCGTGCTTGCTGCGAAAGAAGACTTGACTTCTCTTGAAGAGAAACTAGAGAAGAAGTTAGACAGTCTCAAGAATATGGAGAAAAAGGTTGACAAACTACTAAGTATCATATATGATAATGAAGATATTGTAGAAGAACGCAAGCAACTTGCTGACAGCGTTGCCAATCAAAAAGTGAAGGCAATGTCAGAGATTGTTATGCCTCTTCTCGGTAGTTTGTATAGGACGCAGAACCAAGAATATGTCCACTGGCCTAACCGTGGTCCTATCATCAAACAGCAAATGGAAAAGGTTGAAGCGATCCTAGACGGATCTTATTTTGAAAAGGAATAGTATGTCTGATTATTTTAAAAGTTTAGCGAAGGCAATGAACGATGAAAACACTCATCTATTGGCTGATGGCGGTAATTCTGCTGAGTTTAGCGGGTGGATTGATACTGGTAGCTACATTCTTAATGCTCTTGTATCTGGCAGTTTATATGGCGGTGTACCCAATAATAAAGTCGTGGCATTGGCTGGGGAGCAAGCTACAGGGAAAACATTCTTTGCACTAGGAATGGTGAAAAACTTTTTAGAACAAAATCCTGATGCTGGTACTATCTACTATGATACCGAAGCAGCAGTCACTAAAGATATGATGGAGACACGAGGTATCGACACCAATCGTCTTATCGTATCTGAGCCACAAACCATTCAGCAACTTCGTCATCACGGTTTACAGGTTCTTGATCGATATATTGAGGGCAAAGAGAAGCCACCAATGATGATGGTGCTTGACTCGCTAGGTCAGTTATCCACCACCAAAGAGATGGAAGACAGCACAGAGGGTAAAGAAACTCGTGACATGACCAAAGCACAGGTTATCAAAGCGACCTTCCGCACACTTGGTCTGAAACTTGCTAAAGCACAAGTCCCCATGATTATCACCAATCACACCTATGATGTTGTCGGTGCTTATATGCCTACCAAAGAAATGTCTGGTGGGTCTGGTCTAAAATATACAGCATCCACTATTTTGTTTTTAAGCAAAAAGCGTGATAAGGATGTTGATAAGGACGAAGGAAATCTTATCAAGGTTCAGGCTAAAAAGTCTCGATTTACCAAAGAGAATAAAATTGTAGAGGTGCGTCTGTCATACACGCATGGTCTTGACCGCTACTATGGTTTGCTTGACCTTGCTGTTGACCACAATATCATCAAGAAAGTATCTACACGATTTGAGATGCCTGATGGTTCAAAGCACTTCGGTAAAGCAATCAACAACGACCCTCAAAAATATTTCACTGATGATATCATGGAGCGTCTAGAGAAGGCAGCGGGTGAAGAATACAAGTATGGTGTGGGTGATGACTATGTGGATGATGCTGTTGAAGAACTAGAGCCGGAGTTGTTGAATGAGTAAGATTGACCTAGAACGATTCTCAGAATTCAATAATGCATATGAATTTGTCGAGGAGCTTTACAAAGAAGACTCGACCATTCCTATTCGCTTGACAACTGAGAAGTATTATGGTACTATCATCAGATACGATAAGATCCATATGACAGAAACCTATGATGATGCGGATCAAGCCACACTGAAATTTGAGTTTGTTTTCATTGAAAATCCACTCAATCTTTCTGATGATGATCCTCTATTCAACAATCATCTAGGCGATTTGCTGGTTAATATTATTATTCATACATTGAACGGGAAAGAAGATGAGAATAGAGACAACGATTCTGAGCAATCTGATTCACAACGAGGATTACAGTCGCAAGGTTCTGCCGTTTCTTAATAAAGAGTTCTTTCATGATGAGGTCGAAAAGACACTATACCTCACCATCGATTCCCATGTAGAAAAATACAACACACTACCAACCAATGAAGTGCTTGGCATCACCCTTAATGAAGACAGTCTCAACGAGCAGGTCTTTGAAGGGTGTGTCGAGTATCTTTCCAATCTCGAAAAGGGTGACACTGATGAAGAGTGGTTGCTAGATAAAACAGAAGAGTTCTGTCAAGAGAAGGCTGTGTATAATGCTATTATGGAATCTATTGGTATCATCGATGGGCGTGACAAAGAAAAAACTAAAGGTGCTATACCTGAGATTCTATCGAAGGCGTTATCGGTCAGTTTTGACTCATCAATCGGTCATGACTGGATTGAGGACTTCCAAGCACGGTATGAGT